GCATACGGGCAGAAGGGTGCTAGTCCAATACCAAACTGATTGTTCTGGTTAGGTACCATCATAATCAACAGAGGCTTTTGTAGGATTACAAGACCCTCAGCACTTTCATCAATGTCAGCAATGATTTCCTCACCGCTGATTAGCTTTATACATTTAATATTGGACATAGCATTCACCTTCTTAAATTATTACTTAGTTTTACCTTCTGCCAAGAATTCGGCAGCTTGTGATGGATATTCATTATCCTCATCGGTAATGTCGATCTTCTTGGCTTTCTTTTCTTCTGGAATAAATGCTTCAAGCCAAATCTTTAGCATACCATTTACCAGAGTAGAACTTTTTACTTCAACATTGTCGGCAAGAGTGAATTCACGTTTAAATCCTCGCTCGGCAATACCTTTGTAAAGGTATTCAGTATTGTCAGTGGCATCGATTTTACCACGAATACTCAACAGACCTTCTTGCAATTCAATATCAATCTCGGACTTACCGAAACCAGCAACGGCTAGTTCAATAACGTAGCGGTCTTCATCGACCTTCTTGATATTGTATGGGGGATATTTAATTGGCATCATCTGGGATGATTGGTCGGCAATATCTGCCAGCCTCTTCATAACACGGTCTGCGCCAACGAAATAACGATCCATCTGTGGGATCATTGTTGTATCAAATTTCATATTTTTGCTCCTATTAAGCGAGTTTAAAAAAGTGTGCCATCCGAAGCATGACACACTTTATTTATACTATACTTTTAGAAGAAAGTCAACTACTTTTTGCGACCGATGTTATACTTTTGAATAAGTTCCCACTCGTTCTTTTCTTTGTAAGCAATTACTTTGATTTGATTTAGAGGTGCCTTGTCCTCATGAATTTCTGGATTGAGAATGGTAATCAAACCCCAGTCCGAAAGTAAATGCGCAACAGTATTTCTACGTTGCAAGTCATTATCGCTAAAGTCCGCATCTTTACCATCTAAGGCAAAGAGTTCCTTAAAGTGGACAATGAAATACCTACCCTGCTTATGAAGGATATGGCATGACTGATAAAGAATCTTATCCTTACGAGACGCTACCCCAATACGTGAAAGAGTTTCACGAACCTTTAGAAAGTCGTCTGGATTCTCCAACTTAACTTCCAAGGGAGCATACCCAGGATAGTTAATATCAAAAAAATCTTCGCTCATTTTCTACCACCTTTATACAATTTCTCTTTTATTGTTTTCTTTTGTTCTTCGGAGAGAATTGTAAGAGCTTGACTAGCTTTTTCATTACTATAGCCATAATACTCCTTGATCATCTCAACTTCGGCATCGTCTTCAATTTTGATCCATTTATCAAAACGCTTTCTAGACCTAATTGTATTTATAAGAAAAGTATTTTGCAGAGCTTTATCAAGGTGTGGGCGGCAGTTCATCTCGTTGGCTGGAATGACAGTATCAGCACTGAAACTCAGTCCACGATTGATGATCCAAGGGTTGTATTGCTTCTCTGACCACTCATCTACTATGAGATTAGTCTTCTTGTGGTTAATATCGTTGATGAAATCAAAGGGAGAAATCTTGGCTTTTTTCTCCACATAATCTTCTGGCTTGTATTCTACCTTTGGATCACCAAGGCCCTCTAGAATACCGTCCATTACTTCCACTCCACTCCAGCCATAATCTCAACCAGACAGGCTACGAGATTGATTTCTTGGTTGGTGGCGAAAGCAGACTTGTATTGATAGTCGGCCAGCAGAACGATAAGAGCCGCAGGATACTTAACATCATCAAGAAGGGTATCATAAATCTTACGGAAAATGATGCCAGCATCGTTGTCGATATTATCTACAACCCACTGACGGACTTTCTTGAAGTCCTTACCACGAAGGGCATCAACCAGTTCTTTCATATTGATTTCTTGGACATTGGCCAAGATACCAGCATCGATAGTACCACTTACACTGTAACGCTGTAGTTCATTAAGAACACGGCGATAATCAGGGAAGTGCTTCTTGAGGACTTCGGCAACAACCTTGTCATCATACTGCACACTCTCGGCTTCAAGAATATCACCAAGACGTTTCATAAAACGTCCAGCCATCTTTGGTCTATCGGCCTTAGTCAGCTTGAATTCAATCACCGCAGTTCGACTATGCAGAGGTGCAATGATACGGTTCTTGAAGTTACAGGTAAAGATGAAGCGGCAGTTGTTGGCAAACTCTTCAATGAAGGCACGAAGGGCTGGCTGAGTGGAATTTGGATTCAGGTAATCGGCTTCGTCTAGAATAACAACCTTAGTCTTGCCGCTAAACGAGACAGAGGATGCAAACTCACGAATCTTGGTACGGAGAACATCAATACCAGATTCTTCTGAACCGTTAATAACGATATAATCACAACCCAATTCTTCACAAATGGCTCGGGCGATAGTAGTCTTACCTACACCAGCCGAGCCACACAGGAGCATATTGGGAATCTCACCAGTTGCCACAAACTGGCGAAAGGTATTCAGTTGTTCATCGGGAAGGATACAATCGTCCAGCTTACGAGGACGATACTTCTCAACCCAGAGGAAGTCTTCACGCATAATGATTCTCCATAATAAAATAAAATGTCCGTCGCGATGTGTAAGGGCATCCACGGACTCTGGCTTAGTGACCAGTATTCACTATATCAGTTGTTGCGCAACCAGTCAAGAATATTTTCGGGTGAAGTTACACCATAAGGATCATCCGCGCAGTTGTCCTCAACTACATCACCTTCAATGAACCACTTCTCAATCTGACCGTTATTCACCACAACAGCATATCGCCATGAACGTTCACCAAAGCCAAGATTGTCCTTCTGGACATTCATTCTCATCTTACGAGTGAACTTACCAGAACCATCAGGAATCATCTTAACCTTCTTGATCTTCTGATCTTTCGCCCAGCAATTCATGACAAAGGAATCATTGACAGATACACAGTAGATGTCCTTGATACCAAGTGCCTTAAACTCAGCAAAGTTCTTTTCGAAACCAGGTAACTGGTAGGTCGAACATGTTGGAGTAAAGGCACCAGGAAGAGAGAACAGAACTACACGTTTACCAGCGAAGTAATCATAGGTTGTCTTATCTTCCCAACGGAATGGGTTAGGACCTTCAATCGAGTCATCGCGGACACGGGTCTTGAAGACTACTGCAGGAACAATCTCAGGTAGTTCCTGATCGCTGGCTTCATCGTCCCACTCCCGCTTAAATTTAAACTTCTCTGCCATTATACCACAGCTACCTGCGCATCAAAGTCATTAAGAATGAGGAGCTTGTTAAACTGGCGAACAACTTCATCAAGGTCACTGGTGGTAAACGCAATGGTTACATCACGAGGGTCTTCTTCTGCATCATAAGGAATGCGGGCATTAAATGTGAATTCAAACTTAGTCATATTATTTCTCCTTAAATAGAGGACGCAGGGTCCATTGCAATGTAATAAACGAGTTCGCGACCCTTGCTCTTAAACTCCATGGCGCGCTTCTTACCAAGCGTGACAGTGTAGTTATCAGAGAGGACTTTGAGGTTCTCGGTCTTCACTCGGCAATCAAACACAGGAGCGGGGTCGGTGCTGATAGTCTTAGTGTAGGAGTTTGCCGATGAATTAGTGGGGTCGCCAACCTTGAGTTGAACCTGGGCGCCATCCGATACAATGCTGATGATTGGTGCCGAGGTGATTGATGCGGCGCGGAGAATCATGCTGATTGCATCCGCAGAAAGATCGAACGACCACACAGGTTCAATCTCAAGGTTTTTGTCGGGAGCAGCGGTCACGGTGCCAGGATCGGAATAGAAGTATTCAAACTTCGAGCCGTCCTTACTAACCTTGATGCTAGTCTCGCCAAAATCTACGTCCTGATCTTCCATAAGGGTCAGAAGTGCCAGAAGGCTGTTCAGATCATAGACGGCAATTTCACGCGGAAAGGTTTCAGTAACCGTGGCACGTGAAAAGATGTTCTTCCCAGGACTTACGGTACCAATCACATTACCCTGCCGAAACAGAATATTGGTATTGATACCAGCGTAGTTCTTTAGAAGTGAAAGTGTTTCATTAGAAATTTTCATAATATATTAACCTTTTTTCTTGTTGGTCTTATTACCAGTATTTGTTATAACAGAAATTGTG